ATTTGCATTGCCTGTATAAACTGTTAAAGCTGTGCCGCTAGTAGCCGCAGCAAACAGTGGGTACTCAAAAGTAGCTGTTGTGGTGTCATTGCTGATTGTTGCGCCACCTACAGAAGACCATGCGGCTCCGTTATAGCCTTCAAAAGAAGTAGAAGTGGAGTTATAGCGCAACATTCCCGTTGTAGGAGATGGGCGCTGACCCGTTGTTCCTACTGGCAATGTGAGTGAGCCAGTCGAGTTAATGACTGGATTGCCTGTCAAAGTAGGAGTAGCGCTCAGAACTACCGATCCTGTACCTGTACTAGAAGTTACGCCTGTACCGCCTTGAGCTACTGAAAGGGCGGTAGTTAAACCAGATAAACTAGTAATATCAGAATTAGCGCCTTTTAAGGCGTAAGCTGTTCCCGCATTTGTTGTAGATCCTGTTCCGCCTGAAGCAACTGGAAGGGCAGCACCAAGCGTTAAAGAACTAAAGTACGAAGCTGCATCAACGACGTTAGTACCATTATTAAAGACTAAGGTAGCTTTTCCCGCTGGGACTGAAATGCCTGTTCCAGTCGTGTTCTTAACTGTTTTAGCCCCTGTGCCTGTGTTATTAATAAGGTAGAACTTTTCAATCTGGCAGCCAGATCCAAGAATTAAATTACCAACATAACCAATTCCAGCACCGCTTTCTGTGATATTTAGGCGTAAGTTACGAGCGCTTTGGGTTGTATTAACGTTGGTTAGGGTAACGGTAACATCTGCCGCAGATGCAAAATCAACGTCTGCCGAACCTGTAATGGCTTCGCCAAGTGCAGCGTCACCTAAATTAGTGTTAGTCGTTGCCCCCCAAGTACCTGATTGATCGCCTGTACCAATAAGTTCTATTTTCAGAGCTGAGTAAGTGGATGCCATGTCTGTCCTTTATGCCGCTATTTGTACCCAATTGGGGGTTTGTGTGGTGCCAATATTTGTCCAGACTGGGGTTTGTGTATCGTTAATAATACCCCAATTTGGCGTTTGTGTATCGTTGATAATGCTCCAATTTGGATTGCTAATTATTACTGTTTTGCCTACTAAAGTTAATACCCCCGTTGCAGGTGTTTTAACTATGCTTTGCGCTACAGATGACGAGATACCTACTATCTCTAGCGTTCCTGCTGATGGTTTAACAACCATACCTTGTAATACGCTTGGAGTTGTGCCAACTAAACTTAAACTTCCAACTGCTGGCGTTATTACAGTACTTATAAATACTTCAGGTGTACTACTAACTAAACTAACAACCCCCGTATCAGGTGTTGAATAACGGTCAACCGTAATAGCTATAACGGGTATTATACCAACTAGGCTTAAATTGCCAACGGCTGGCGTAATGATTTTGCCTTGTAGGGCAGTAGGCGCAACACCTACTAAACTTAATGCCGTAGCTGCTGGAGTAACAACTTTGCCTTGTAATACACTGGGAGCTACCCCACTTAGTGCTATAGACCCAACTGCAGGGGTAACAATGTTATTAGTTAAAAGATTAGGCGCTACGCCAACCAGACTTAAATTGTTGACGGACGGCGTAATAACATTGCCACCTACAATAACACTTGGAGCTGACCCAATTATGACCCCAGCCCCAGACGGTGTTAAAACTGCACCGCGAAGCACGGTAGAAGCAATACCTACAAAATTTAACGCTTGAGTGCCTGGTGTAGCAAGGTAATTTTGTATTGCAGTAGGGGCTACGCCACTAAAATTTAAATTTACAACGTTTGGCGTAATTACGCTGCCCTGTACAACAGAAGAGCTTATACCAACTAGGTTTAAAGTCCCTACGGCGGGAGTAACGACTTTACCTTGTAATACTGTAGGCGCTACACCGCTAAGGGCAACAGCCCCCACCACGGATTCGATAACAATGCCATCGCCCCATTCCGCTGAACTCCACGGACCTCTACCCCATCCGCTTGTTGCCATCTTAGGTTAAGGTAAAGATGCCAGTAGCCGCAGGAAGAACAGTCAATGTATTAGGTGAAGTTACGGTAAATTGAGTGCTTGATAATTGGCAAAAACACAATAATTTACCCGCTGCAGCGCCTGTTGAGTTGCGCAAAATAGCGTAACGGATGTTGGTTAGCGAAGCACCAGAAGCGGTAAAAGCTAAGCCTACTGAAGACATCGTAAATTTCATCTGTTTAGCTGAAGCGCCAACAGTCCATTGTGCCGTTGCTGGGACTAAGTTCCTACCACCAGCTACATATCCGCCAGTAGCCGAAATTTCAGCCGTAATCTGTGCATAAGTACTAAGGGTAAAAGTTGAAGCATTACTTGATGTCCGTGCTAAAACCATCTTGATAACACCCGCTCCAAGCGTAATAGTGCCATTACCAATATATCGTTTGGCGTAGTTGTAAAGTTGCCATGCAGTTGCAGCCATTTTAAATCTCCTTTAAGTCAGCGTATGATGCGCCAGTTTTCAAAATATGATGTAAAAGCCCACCATACACTTCCAGTTCGATTTCATCGCCCAGCATTCTAATAAGGTCGATAAACTCCTGCGCTTGTGAAACCATCCATGCATGACAGTAAAAAATCTTACCACCAACATTGACTGGAATAACTAGTTGCCCGTCGTTTTCTTTTTGCTCGTAAGCGTGATGCAAGTCTTCGGAAAGACAGGAATCACAGCCAAATAAATGAAATCGTTTAAACCCTAACATTCTAAACAATGGAATGGCTCTTAGCAAGACCGTAGAACCACCCGGAACATGCCACCAAGTCTTATATTCAGAAGCTAAAGTCTCACTAATCAATTCTGCGCTGGTATGCCAAATATAAGTCCTATCTTTAGGCAAGTCTTTAAATACGGCAGGGGCACATTGCGAGGCAATAAAATACTTACAGTCGCTTACAATAGGCTCAACAAACCGAGCATTAAACTCCCGCGCATCAACCATAACAAAGGCTGAGGGTGTAATCCCTTGGTCTAGGCAGTACTTGTAAGCACCGTTAATAGCAATTAATTTAACCCCAGAAGCCCGTAATCTACGGATTTCGTCAATACTGTTAGCCAAAGACGGACCGCCACCAACGATCATAACCTCGATGTCATTGGTTGGATGCGGCTCTACTTGTTGAAAACCCAACTTAATATTATGGGCAACATTCTCTTTTATCTTTTCTTCGTCAGTATTTAAAACCCCATGATCTACTACATCAACTCCTGTAGACCACGCTGTTACGTAGAACATACAATAGCCGTCGGACTCCTTAGACCAATGAATAATACAATCTCGGTCGTTAAATTTCTTAAGCCACCAAGCATAGGAGTGAACGCTTAAATGCAGTTTATGTCCTACCAATTGACCTAACTTGTCGTCCTCGGTCGCAATTTGAAAAAAGACGTGTTGACAAGCCTCTAAACAGTTATCTAAAACCTGATCAACATGATGTGGGCGGATATGCTCCATGACATCCGTACAAAAGCCGTACGCCGCTTTTACGGGCAACGGCTGAGATAGGTCTGCTTCAACAAAGCGCATAACGTGCTTTTGGGTTTCTAACATTGGAACGATGTCTTCGTCTAAGCAGTTCTTTGCAAAATCAACCATCGTTACGTCTAAACCACCAAAGAAAGCTAGATTTAAAGCGCCACGTCCGGTACCACAGCCAAGGTCTATAACCGATGCCCCTTTGGGGGGTTTAGCTTGATTTAAAAATTCATGAGCAATATGCTCTCCCGGAGCCACAACTCGGTATTCTGGTCTTTCCCACATCATTGTATATAAGTCTTTTTCTAACGGTCTTACGCTAGAGATTTGTACTTGTGGGGCTTCTGAAAAAACAGATGATTCAGTGGTCATGAGTTCCTAATAATAGCAGTGGTTGAACTAGCAGTTGGGAAAGTGATTGTAAACGTACCTGTTGTAGTTTTATCTGCGCCAAAATCGAGTACCGCTACGGCAGCATTGGTTGTACTATTATAAATTAAAGCGCCTCTACAAGTAAAACTTGCGGATGTCCAAGAAACATCACTAAAAGAAATATAAGCTGTTTGATCAGATGTTGTAGGTACTTGAGATACAGTTAAAGTCTTACCTCCCGCAACATACCCTGTACCTGTTATTTCGTTAACTGTTGAGTAAACAGTTGTTACATATGATAAGTCGGCTGAAGCAGTATATAAAGCTATTTTGTATACGTAAGAAGTGCCAGTAGCAAAGTTTTCTAAGCCGCTTAAACAGTTCTTTTTAAATATAACACATTGCCCTTGTTGAATTGTCATGGTTTAACTTGCCCAATTCTAAACTGACCATCTCTGTAAGCATCTCCGCGCTCGAGTCCAGAACCCAAACGATTTAACTGAGATAGTGCTTCGGTATATTTTTCATCATAGTATTTAACTAAGTCTGCTTCGCCCTTCATAAAAAGCATAGCTTCTCTCATAGCACCATATAAAAGCACGGGATCATAGTTATCTCCAAGCCAAGAAGTACCATTAGAGTTATTAATAGTTAATACTGGTATAGAAAACCCAGAACCAGACCCACCTAAATTTGTGTTTGCTGTAGTAAGAGTATTGCCCACAACGTAAAAATTACCGCCATTAGTAAGGGATACGGCAGTAACAGTACCGCCAGAACCAACTGTAATAGTTGCAGTCACTCCAGACCCAGATCCGCCTGTTAAAGCTATATTGCTGTATACACCCGCTATATACCCCGACCCAGCCGTAATAGTCCCCAACGTAGCAACCGCCCCTTGAACTATAGAAACTGGGTAATAAAAGTAATGTAATTCAGCGGCGTAGTTATTATCTGGAGTTGGTCCAATAATAAAACTAAGTTCATTTAAAGCTGTAGACTGGGAACCAAATAAAGCGTAGTACTTAGGAGTTCCTGTATCTGTTGGGGTGGGATACGCTTCTCTAATAAAATTAACGTCTTTATTTAAAAGATACGAATAAGAACCATCCGCATTAATAACAGCCAAAGAATAAGAAGATAAAAAATCGTCAGGACAAGCCAAATACTTATTTGAACTAGTAAAAGTACCAGTTACGTTTTTACGTAAAGATGGTAATTGAACCGAATTATATATACGCTCTTCCGCTTCTTGAACAAAACGCGAAATATTCCCTACAAAAAGAGATTCTGTATTCTCGGAATAATCTTGAATTGCTTGGTAGAGCTGGATATAATTCACGCCATTGGACCCCGTGCCATAATACCTTTAGTTGCTGCTCCATTACCACGAGTTTTCATTTCGCCATTCTTGTTTTCTGGCGAGTAGTTACCTTTACTAATTCCACCAACAGAAATGTTTA